ACCGATGACGATGCCGAGGCTGCACACGGTCGCGGCTTTACGGTAGACCCTAGAGGCGATTTAGGGAAGAACGTAGACGAGAAAAAGAAAGCCGAGTTCCTAGAGGATTTTAGAAAAGCGTTTGATCTCGACGCAGAGGAAAAAGAGATCGCGCAAGCCGTTCGCGCTGTCCATGAGCGGATCACCCACGATCATGATCTTTACATAGCCGTCTCGGATTCGATGACGGCAAAAGAGAGATCAGCGATCAAAGCCTACTTGAGAATTGCAAAGGAGCAACGATGAGCGAGTACGACAACACCAACCGAGGCGTCCTGTTTAAGAACGACCAAAACGGCAACCCGAAGCGACCGCAGTATCGAGGGTCGCTGAATGTAGCAGGGCAGGAATTCAATATCTCGGCATGGGTCAAGGAGAGCAAGAAAGACGGGAGCAAGTTCTTGAGCATCTCCGTAGAGCCGAAGAAGAACGCGCCGCCAAAACCAAAAGCCGAAGCGGTTGATCCCGAGTTTAACGACGACATTCCATTTTAATGCGTCGTATATTTCCAAGAGGAACAAGCAAGGAGGCCATCGCGCAAGCGGTGGTTCTCCTGATCCGCGACACGGATATCTCTTGGCAGATTACCGTAGAGCAGTTCAAGAAGCCTCGCACAAATCAGCAGAACGCATACCTTTGGGGTGTGGTCTATCCGACCATCCTAGAGGCAGGAGGCGAGACGCTGCGAGGATGGCAAGCCGACGATCTGCACGAGTATTTCTTGGGAGAGATATACGGGTGGGAGATGCTCGAAGGCATGGGGCGCAAGCGAATCAAGCCCGTTAAGCGATCCTCTCGGATGACTCGCTCGGAGTTTATGGATTACCTAGAGCAGATCAGCCAGCGGTGTGCGAATCTCGGCATCGTCATACCGGAGCCTACTTATGAAACTGCGTAAAGAGGCGCGAGGGCGCGACTGCATGGTGCGACTCGTAGGCATCTGTAACCACAACCCAGAAACGACGGTGCTTGCTCACGTTCGCATGGCAGGGATTAGCGGGATGGGATTAAAGGGTGACGATCTGCTCGGAGCGTGGGCTTGCTCATCGTGCCACGATGCTATCGACCGGCGACGGTATACCGACCTTGATAGAGACTTCGTTCGGTTAGCGCACCTCGAAGGTGTTATCCGAACGATCACCGTTCTACGGCGCGAGGGTAAGGTATGACTTGCCTATCGTGCCGATACTCGATTCACAAAGACGGCCAACTATGGTGCAGCCTTTGGGAAGGAGCCGCCGACTGGCGGTGCAATACTTTTATCTACGAACCTGGAACCGATGAGGTGGAACATGACACAGACAGAAATGATCCGCGCCCACTTGCTCGAGGGTAAGAGCATCACGCCGCTTGATGCGTTAAGCGAATACGGATGTTTCCGACTCGCTGCTCGGATAGATGAACTGCGAAAGGAAGGGCTGCATATCAATACAGAAAAAGAAACGCGAAACGGTAAAGCGTATGCGCGTTATTCGATGGTGCAAGCATGACCCGCGATGACATTATCCGACTGGCGCGAGAGGCTAGTAGCGAGTCTGATTATGACTTCCCAAACATTTTTTCTCTTGAACGCTTTGCCGCCCTTGTTGCCGCAGCCGAGCGGGAGGCGTGTGCGAAGTTGTGTGAGGATATTCCGCTACCCAAAGGCGCAGCAGAATTGACGCATTTGCCAACGATTGAGCGATGCGTTAATGCCATCCGTGCTCGCGGTAACACAGGCATCAAGTGGGAGGTCGAGCCTTGAACTGTCCTGCTTGCCTAGGTCGGCTCTGGCTAGAAGATCACAAAGGCGATTGGTTTCGGTGTCTTAATTGCAACGGAACAGGAGAGGAGGTCAAACATGCAAACGCTCGTATTTATTATTTGTCTGACGCTCGTGCTGCTCGCAAGCGCGCTCATATTAAGGCGGTGGTATCGAACCCTCCACCAGATAAGGCAGGATGAGTGGCGAAGAGTGCCTAATCCCGAATGGAGAGCAAAGCGAGGAGGGATGGAAATATGGTGACCGAAGAAGATGATGCGTTCGAGCAAGAGTTGAGGGCTGCTCCGTGGGCGTATGGGCAGAAGCGACCGGAAACGGTCGAAGAGATCATCTTCTTTTTGCGTCAACGAGGATTTGACCGAGAGGCAAATATCATTTTACGAGAGTTCGCTATTCTTAAGGCGCGACGATAGTTCCCTTAACCTTGAAAGGGCGGGTCTGCTTGAAGTGTTCGCCACCACAACGACAGACCCCGCCTAACAACCCCCGAACAGTCGGATGCGAGCAACCCCAACCGACGCCGTTCCACGGGCAGAAGAAAACGCAGTTCTGACAGGCATCGGGCTCTGCCCATGCCATTTCCTCTAATGCGTCGTCCTCTAGCCTCATCTGGATCGCAGCCACCGCAAATAGTCAGCACCGACCTCTGGCTCCCAAAATACCTTGACCATGTCGGGATGATCAGGCGGCAAGTCTGGGTCGATGACCGTTACTGCACAAGGCGAAAGGGCGTTATCTCGGAATCCTCTATCCTTTGCATAACGGTCGTAGACCTTATAGGAGGCGACCTTAATCGCGTGCATGGTAATTCCCGAGATCGCATCCTTGAGGACGCTATATGCACTCTCGTGCTTATGACCGGCTACATAGATATGATCTCGTGTTCCCATCAGAGCCGCCTTCATCGGGCCGTGAGCAGGGTTCCAGATCGAGGAGCCGCTGTGATCGTGTCGAGCGTTGACCCTAACCTCTGCCCCGTTAGGGAACCGCAGAGCGATACGAGCCTCCGAGGATTTATAGAGGGCGTTCTGCTGCTTGGCGATCCACTTAAGAGGGTCGCCCGAGCCTGACCAGAGGTCATGATTGCCTCCGATCATATAAAGCCAGTTGCAGCGATTGACGAACCACTCTGCGATCTTCCAAGCCTGTGCAGCCGAGGTACTCTGATCGGCGTAAAGCCTTGCTAAACGTCCGCACCAGTTGTTCGTGGTGTCGCCCACGTTGCAAGCAAAGAGTCCCTCGGTCGCATTGACCAGAGCCGTATGCCGCTCGATGGCTTCTATATCGCAGCCGTCATCGTCAACGTGAGGATCTCCAAAGTGTAGGAGACCAATCGCTCCGGGAATCTTGACGCGAATCGGGATGAGTTTAGAAGCCTCCTCATGTTCGCGCTTATGGGCAAACTTACGCTTGCGCTGCTCGATCAGTTCTTCGATTGAAACGTCGTCATCTGGCAGTGGAGTAAATTCAAAGCCTTTTTCATCGGATGCGTTTCTAGAAGGATCGTAACTAGACTTTGGAACAATTCCACCTTTCTGCTGAATCTTTTTCAATCTCATCAGCAAAGAGCGTTCATTGATTCCTAGTTTTTTTGCTGCATTAGATCGTATGCCTTTAGTCTGTTGCAGCATAGTAATGATCTGCTCGTCAGTTACCTTTTGCACGTTTGGTTTTCCTTTTTACCGTGATGCCGAGTTCCTTTCGGCGTTCATCGGTGCGTTTATCGTCACGGACAGCACTCCATTCTAACTGTCCGTCTACTAGCCGAAACTGCTCCTTGTGAGTCAAGGCGCAATCGCAGCACTCGGTAAAGGTATAACCCTTCACTCGATACCAAACCCCGTCATACATTTGCACGACAGGTATTTTTTTAGCCATGCAAACCTCGGAAATATAGTCGCTGCTCGTCAAGTCTGCGTTTAACCAACCCAGGCAATACTCGGCCGCCGCCTTTAGTCCACTTCATAAACTCATCGGCAGCAGCGTCAAACTCGCCTCGGTTATGCTTCATTCGCAAACTAGAACGCTGCAAGTTACCGAGTCCAACGTTAAATGCGAAACTTACTAGAGCGTCGAATTGGCCTTGACGATTAGTAGCAGAAGGGCAATATCGGGCCACGCCGCGCTCAAATCGCGCAAGGTCTTGAGCAAGCAGATCGTCCACTTCAGAGCGAGACCAGAGCCGATCATCTTCTATCCTCAAAGCAAACTGTAATCGTTCGGATACAGGTAGCCGAGCCTGTTGCGGATATAGAACGTGCCCGACTCCAACCGTCCATAGCGAAGCCGGACACAGGTACGGGCGCATCCTTACGCCCTCGTGATGCTTTATCAGAGTCAGAGTTTCTAGACTGACTTTCATTTTTTCCCGAAGGCTTGACTTCCGAACCAGAAAGCAATGATCGATGACAGGATCAGCATCTCGTCATCGGAGAATACTTCTGCCATTGCTTGAGCAAACGGAACGCCTGTCGAGTAGGCGTACCAGACGCCAGCGATGTTGATCGCAACTAACTCAAGAACGAAGATATAGGTCACGACAGGGCGTACTGACGCGCGCAAATTGATCATCCACTGCGACGCGCCTTTCCCTATCTCCACGTCATGCTGATAGAGGGCAACTCTCTCCTCCGCAGAAGTCTGCATAGCAATCTGCTCGGTCTTAATTTCCTCGACTCTGGCTTGTGCAATAAAGCCTCGTTCGGCAAGGGCAAGTTCACGCTCTTTCTGTGCAGCAACGAGAGCAAGTTCATGCTTTTTATCCTGTCGATCTTGAAAGATTTGCAGAATCTTCGGGAGGCCGCCAGCAAGAAACGAAAGAAAGGTTGAAAGCATAGTCATCATTTGTTTCGTTCCTCGATTAATTTAACGCGAACTTGCAGATCGTGAATATCAGCATAAATTTCTTCTTTCATTTTGTGCCTACGTTCTGCCGATATAGGACTATCAGTAGGAACTCCCTCAGCAGTAATTAATGCTGGCATTTTGCTTTCAACAGATAACAGTCGGTTATTAAAAGAAGCAATTTCTGTAAGCAACCAACCAACTGCAGCGAGTAAAACGGGAAACAACATATCAATGACTTTTTGCATTGTCATTTTATTAACCTTTATTTTTGTTTAGTAAATCAAAAAGCGTTTTGATCTTATCCTCAAGAACGGCCACTCGTAAATCAAGTTTAGACAAAACAATGATTAACGTAATTAGCGCAAGAATGACAGGCCATGCGCGCGTAAAAATTTCAAATAGTTCCATAGCCGACCCCCTTGTTTAGCGTCGCTCTAATACTCTGTCTAATTTCATTTCTATGCTTTTAAGTCGTTCCGTCTGACTTGCCATTTGCGCCTCAATCACGGCAATGCGTCGGTCGGCTTCAGGTTGAATCTTGACGGACTCGACGGCTTCCAGACGTTGAGAAATGCCTTCTAATCGTTCCGTCATTTGCCCCATGGCATAAACCAGTCCGATTACTAACGCCATGTCTACGACTAGCGATCCAGGAGGAACCTTGAATTTCTGTATGTCCATGCGTCAAGCCTCAATCAAAACAGCAAAGGTCTTTTTCAGATACGGCCACGGGTCAATTTGGAACACATAGCCGCCCTGTTCAGGCAACGAAATACTAAATTCTGTGGACGCTTGATAGACTTCGTAGCGATCCGGCAACGTGACGTTAATAATCGCGTTGTCGGGTAGTCCTGTAATCGTGACCGTATTTCCGGCGACCGTATGCGTTACGCTCGACGGCTGCTTGTCGACAAACTCGCTGCCGTTCCAGTAGGAATTAGCCGCGTTTGCCGACTCGCATTCGATAAATTCCGCGCCATCCGGCTTCGGACGTAGCGGCAGTAGTTCGGGTTCGCACGTAAAAATGCCGACAATGCGACCGTTCGATGCAACCGTGGCGTATCTCATCGTTTGAATTCCGTAACGACGCTAATAATGTCTTCGTAAATGTATGTCGTGCTGCCGCCTAGGGTCGGCTCGACTTTGATGTAATAGGTCGTGCTGCCCGCCGACGGCGTGTCCATGTATTGCAATGGCACACGGTATGTACCGCCCGATGTAAGACTCATAATCGGAATGTCTACTATTAGAGTGCCACCACGATAAATTTTGTAAATGTTGAGCAATGCGCCTGTTGCAAATGTAAATTTAAACGTCAGGTCGCAACGCACCAACATATTAGTTCCACCCGCTGCGGTCACGTTGATTGTTGACAACGTGTTGTCGACGCCGCTGTTGGCGCTGGTTAGTGTTACGTCGGCTGGAAGGTCCGTGGCGCTGGCGGTAATAGCATTGCTGGCAACGCTGTCTGTAACAATAACGCCGCCGCTTACACTTAAGTCGGAACCATCCCAACGGATATTTTTTCCGCTTGAGTTTCCGAACGAGAATCTTGGTGTTCCTGAATCATTACCAATGTAAAAGCCTGTTCCGGTGTTATAGGAAGTTTGACCGGAGCGAATAAAGCCACCCGACGGCAACACAATATTTCCGGCGGTAATGTTTCCCATGTTTGCCGACAATGCCGACAATTCAGTTACAGAAATTTTAGCCGCCGTCACTGCGCCAGCCGTGATCTTATCCGCGGTTACAGCATTTGCGGCAAGTTGTGTCGCGGTAATTGCGTCTGCAGCGATTTGTGATGCCGTAATTGTACTTGCGGCAATTTGAGTCGCCGTGACCGCACCCGCTGCAATTTTGGCGGTTTCTACTGCGCCCGCTGATATTTTTACAGCCGTAATGGCATTAGCCGCAATCGTATCTGCCGTGACCGCTCCGGCGGCTAACTTTGCAGTCGTAATCGACCCTGATGCTAGTTCCGTTGCTGTAATTGTTCCGGCTGCAATCTTGGCCGCTGTAATAGTGTTCGCTGCTATTTCGTTAGCAGTGATAGCGCCAGCGGCAATTTTAGCCGTACTGATTGCACCATCTGTTATTTGAGTGCCGACAATTTGCCCTGTAAGTTTGGCTGCGGCAATCGCTGCAATTTGCGAGTCTGTTAATTGCCCGGTAATTTTCGTAGACGCAAGATCCGCAATTTGCGAGTTAGTTAGTTGCCCTGTGACTTTCGATGCGGCTAATGCGGCAATTTGCGCGTCGGCAAGTTGACCAGAAATATCGAGCGCCGGAACCGCTGTAGTCCATGCGCTGCCCGTATACCGATACAATTTATTATCGGTTGTCAGGAATACCATTCGACCCTGAAACAAGTTAGTCGATGGCAAAGCCGACACGATTTCGTATCCGACTTGATTTTTTGCCGCGCTAAACGTTGCCGTATAAGTAACGGCGTTGTATAGAACGGTGAATGTCAGCGACCCAACGTCGCCCGACATAGCGGTGATGCGGTAATAGCCTTTCGGCTGTCCGCTAACCGGCGTGTTTGTCGATGTATTGATTGTTCCGGTAACGCCGCTACTGGCCGACGCGGACAACGTAGCCGATGCGGTTACGTCTGTCGCGCCGCTATAGACCGTCAACTGGCCGGATGCGTCCGCATAACTTGGTACGCTACCGTCGGCGAATGCATCTAACTGAACCGCTGTGCGACTTAATACGATAGAAACGGCGCTAGTTCCGCTTGATCCGTTGGAACCGGCTTTAGCCTTACCGACCGTAAATACCTTCGTGATGGTTACGCCACCATAAGTCGCCGACATTGTGAATTGTCCGCTGTCGGCGGTTAGTGACGTGACGCGATAATATCCGATGGGTTGCCCGCTAACCGGCGTGTTGGCGGCAGTGTTTAAATCGCCATCGCAATTTACTTCGGAAACGATGGCAAAAGTCGTGCTGGCCGTAACGTCCGTTGGGCCACTAAACAACTTAAACAATCCGACCGCATCCGCATAACTGCTAACCGTTCCGGACGAATCTGCCGGTACTAGCGTTGCTTCGTTAGTCAGGTAGCCGTTAAGCGTCGCAATCTTGCCAGACGATGACAAACCAGAGCCGGATGGCGTTGGGTCAGATGTGCCGCCAGTAACGCCATAGTACGACTGCACCCAAAAATACCGCGTTGCGGTATCGGTGCGTGGCACGCGTAACTGTGTGTCTGCGCCTTCGTAAATCTGCGTGGCCGACGAAAATGGCGTCGACGCTGTGTATTGAAAGACGCGGTACAGAATGCCGGGAACACTGTTAGACGGTGCGGCCCACGATAGCAAGATAGATTCGATTTCTTGCGTCGCCGTGAACGACTGCGGCGAACCGGGCGAGTAAGTAGCCGGATCGCTTATCACCACGGACGCCGGGGTTACATACGTCCCGGTCGATGGGTCGCTGTAATCGGTCGATGACGCTTCAATTAATGTAAGTTCGATGGCCGGTTCCGGTCGAAATTTCCAGCCGATACAACGCACGCTTTGATTGGTCCAGCCGACTTCAGCAATCGTGACTGTGCCAGTCTCAAACGGACGGATTTTGTACGCGTTCAAACTGCAAACAACTTGCACGGTCTTTTGCCGACGTGATTGGCGCGACAGGATGATGGCGTTTCGCTGCGCTTCGTACTGGTTATTGCACGCCGGGAAAGCGACTTCGGTATAGATGCGTTCGCCGTCTTCCGATTCGTACGTCGAGTTTAGAATCGGCTCGAATTCGACGGGCTGATAATTACGGTCCTTGTCGACAAACTGTCCGCGAACGGCGTTGTAATAACCTTCGCGCTTGCGGCTCTGCGCCGTTTGGACGGTTACCTGTCCAACAATGTCGTCTTCGGTAATGCTAAACGCCGACGATGACCACGCGCCCGCCGCCATGCGCCACTTGCCACCGGAGTAGTAGCACGCACCAATCATGGCCTGTGTCAATGCTTGAATATTGTTCTCGAATTCGGCGGTCGCTTCCAGCACCAAATTACAGGTGTACCGCTTTTGCGTCGTCGACCCCGGAATGGCTACGTTTTCGTCGCAGATATTTGCGGCTGTTACAACGGATGCCCAATCGACGCGGCTTCCATCTTCGCTCAACCCGTAAGACGCCATGAGATAGTCGGCAAGACACAATGCCGGGTTAGTCGTGTACGCGGCGTAACTCGAGTTTGTCGGATTCGCACCCGGTGACGTATCCAATCGCGGGTCGTAACACTTTTTGCCCTGCACGATACAGGTAACGTCAGGTTTGCCGTTGCGGTATACCTCTTGGTCGAAGGTATAACGCAACGCCAAATACGCGATACCGCGTCCACGATGCTCGGAATCCCATTCCGTAATCGCGGCGTTTAGGATGCTGTCAACTGTTTGCGTCGATGTTCCGGTGTATTTACGAACGGATGCTTTACCGGAGAAACTGCCAGCCGTTACGTCGCCGCTGCCGTTTAGCGTTAACGCTTCGTCGTTAAAGTAAACGGTGTTTATCGCGTTGACTTCGTGTCCGACCAGCGCCAACACTTGATGTAGATATTCGCCCTTCGATCCGGTCACAATCGCCGGAATGACGTTCATTCCAGAAATCTTGTTTTCGCCGTAGACAATACGACGCGGTGCAACCGTATCGGAGTATTCCACGTCGGGCGGGCGTGACGTTGCGCGTGGAACCTTCGGCCCTAACGCTTGCGCAACCTTCATCAAAAGCAAATTGCCGCCAATGTAGATAATGGCGTTAGCCGCCACCATTGCGGCAACCGTGGCTGCGGCAGACGTGCCGCCGAAAACCACCAACAGGAAGTTTGTTACTGCACTTACAACTGGAGCCATTAGTTAACCTTCCAACTGCAAATAGCCTGTGCCATGGGCACGTGAGCAATGCCGGTTTCGCCAACCGTCACGATCCGATCACCTACGCAAATTCCTAGGGTTTCGCGCCCCTCGTTGTTGAATAGCACAACGTCGCCGCGCTGTGTATACGCTAGGGATATACACGGATCGCCTAGCCAATCCTTCACGGCTTCCTGTATGGACCCGTGCGAATTGATGTAAGCAAGTGCGGTTTTTTCGTCGTGATACATTTCTGCAAGACGTTTGGCGTAGTCGCTACCGCTCATTGCATCGACGACACGCGCCGAAAACAGGCAACAGTCGTTTTTGCCGTATGCAAAGGTTTCGGTGCTAACTTGCTCAATCGCCGCAAATAAGCGGTCTACCCAATCTTCGTGTCGCATTAGAACGGGTCCAATCTGAAGTTAGGATCGTACGGACGACCGCCGCCACCACTAAAGTTCGTTGGTTTGTCGCCCCATGTCGCTTTATAGCGTGGGATGAATTGCGTTAGGTTAAAGAATGTATCGCCAGCAAACGCTAGGCGTTGGTCTTCATCCGTGAACCTTGCTAATACAGGCTCTTTTCTCAAACGGTATTCACAAGATAACGAAATGACCGCACTGTTTTGGTCCATGCTAATTGACATGGTGTCCATGCGGCCCGACCAGATTTCCTCGGGGTCGGCGACAAAGTTTAGGTTTTGATCCAAAAAGCCGACGTAAAAGGTTGCCGGTCGGCCCTGATAAACTTCGTCCATCACGATAGGGACCAGCGACGTATCGACGCCGGACAACGTGACTTTGATTCCACGGGCGACGGTATCAATGTTTTCGTCGATAATGTCGAACGAACCGTATTTGCCAACGCCCAAGTACGTATTACCGTCGAAGGTTACGCTTCCAACGCCGTCGTGGACGTAGACCGTACCGGAATCGAATTCCAGTTTCGCCATCGTGATAATGAAAAGCGACGCCTTCGCCGCTTCCGTCTGGTTCGTGTTGCTAACCCAACGTGTCATTAGGCTATATCCTCGACTAGATCAATCGTCATTTCGGAAAGCGTACCGGGGCGAGTTGACCAACTTCCTGCATCCTCGGCCAATAGGAAACGCCCCATTGGATTACGGAATACAACTGGAGTGTTATCCGCTGGCGACGTTCGTAGGGTTGGCTCGAACATAATGTAACCTGCGCCGCTGCTGTCGGAATTCAAATCGGCAGTTAACCGCTTCAATTCCCCGTTAATCTCGACCCAATCACCAGCGCGAGCCAAACCGTTTGTTGAAGTCGGCAAGCCGTCAATATTCAACGCGCCGCCAGTTTGCGATCCCCCCGCCACTAGCGCACAACGTGTCAGTGATGCCCACGAAATAAACTGAAATGCCCCGGCTGCACGACCGCTGTAGTAGTCGTAAAAACTAACGTGCGTAGATGTACCGGACGCTGTAAACGAATCGGTATAACGTCCTGCTGCTGTGCGTACAGTACCGTTTAGCAGCGTCGTACCTCCCTGCGACGTTCCTGCCGCCGCACCGATACGAACGTTACCTTTTCCTGCCCCATAAACGGCTCTTATAGCGTATGGCGCACTAGTAACCGTAGTGGCTGCGGCTTGGTAGGCGTAGGCATCTGCCGTTGCTGCTGCTCGAGCAAGGCGCAAACCAAAGTGCGAATCTGCCGATAATTCAACTTCGGCACTCGATGATGACCATCCCGTAGTTGCAACGACAGCCGAGTTATTCGTAAGCAATTCTGGGCAGGTAAATGAACCGGCGAAAGAATATCCCGGCTCGGTAAACCATAGACGGTTGGAGCGACCGCGCAGTGCAGCCATTAACGACAATAAACGTCGTCGCTTCTGGTCCGATAGCGCGCGAAACGATAGCGTAGCAGCCCATCGATTACCGGGCCGAGAATACGTCTTAACCGCTCCCGAAAGCGGCGATGAATACGTCGCTGTGTTGTCTAGGATGCGCCACTGTATGTCATTGGCAACCAGATCCGGCGGTAGTATGTAATCGGTCATCGGCCTATCCCATAACGTCGGTCAAGTTCATCAAATATGCGCCGATTATTTTCGGCCATAATCCCCGGCAATGCCTTTTGCAAATCAGAGGTCGCTCCTCGAGCATCGATATTGTAAACAGGAGCAACAGTAACGCCTCCACCCATGCCCAACTTGTTATTAGGAACTATGCCTCCAGAAGTGCCGGGGACAAATAGTTCAGGGCCGCGCTCGCCTACAATGTAGGGAGTGCTAGCGGATACTGGGCCGCCCATCGCTTTTCCGGTTATTGCTTTTGCAAAAGTTCCTACAAAGCCACCGGAGCCGGTAAGCGGAGCAAATATAGCGTTAAGAATAGTTGATGCTGCTATCTCGGCAATCATTCGACGAATGACGTTTAAGAAACCGGCGAGCATCCCCTTAAGTCCATTCTCGAATGGATCGAACAGGAAGTCAGCAAAAGCAGATTGAATGTTCTGAGCAGCGGATTTAGCAAACTCTTGCATTAACTTATCTGCTGCATCCATCGCATCAAGCATTTTTTGAACGCTATCAGCAATCTTTACGTCTGCCGCTTCAAATGAATTCTCGAACAATTCTGGATCTTCAAGTTCGTCCTTCATTTTTCTGTATTCAGCAGTGAAGGCCGCTTGTTTTTCTAATAGTTTTTGATAAGCATCAGCAGATTCTTTAGCCCATTTCTTTTCATTTTCGGCCATCTTTTGCCGAAATTTCCACTCATTCTCCATCGCTTTTAGAGGGTCAACCTCTCTTCGTCGACCGCGACGACCGCCTTCGCCCTTTCCTAATTGGGAACGATCAACGGGTTGAGCGAAAATGCCTAAATCTCTGCCAATTTGCGTAATGGATCTTGTAGCATCTGCAGCGAATTCAACAACTTTAGTAAAGCCGTTTATGAGAGTAGTAGTAAATGCATTGGCGGCAGATACGAGCGCAGGGTCTTTTAGAGCCTGATTGAATCGATCAAGAGACTTTCTACCCTCCTCTGTCTTTTTAGCGGCTTCGGCTATCTTTCCGAACGCGCTCACAAGTATCGTTCCGCTTAAAAGGCCAAAAGCAAGATTGACAGCCTTAGCCGTGACCTTTGCGGTTCTCTCTAGGCTTTTCATTCCGCGAACAGCCGAGTTGATCGCAACCTGTGTACGATCAACTGCCGTCAGGACTACTTGTGCTTGCGCCATGATTTCTCCTGATCCTCTGCCTCTAATTTACAAGCGGCCAAAAGATGGTAGAAGTCGCTCTCTGTCATCTCAAAAATTTGCTCGGGGAGGATGTGCAGCCGTAGCGCGAGAGCGTAAATCGCTCGGAGATGCCCATCCTCTATTAGTTTTTTTCTGCGTCCTCGATACTAGGAACTGGAGAGTTCATAGCAGAAACGATCTCGGCTATCACCTCGGGATCGTATTCGTTCATCAACTCCATGCGTTCGGCTTTGCTAAAGAGTCTTTTGCCCTCCTTATCTCTAGCGCGAACGATCAGTGTGATCGCCATCGCCTCTAGGTCTAGGACGGTCTCATCTCCTTTCTGCTTTGCCAGCATAAAGATTTCACGACGCTCCGCGAGCGTCATGTCCGGCCAGAAATACACTGTGGTGTTCCAAGCCGAGACAGGTATCGCAACTAGCGTTTCGGGCTTGCGCCGTTCAGCGAATTGCGATTTCGCCTGTTCTTTCCAGTTCATAAGTCCTCGCTATATCAAGAGGTGGCAGCAGTCAAAGTGCCGTTGCCGATAAAGTTAAAGGTCACTTCCGTGATCGCGCCGCGCTGCACGTTGCGAGTGATCTCCGTAATCAAAGCGTTGCCGCTGTAGCGCGTATCGCCAGAGTCTGTGCCTTCGGGGGCAAGAACGAGAGCAACGTTCGCACCCGGAGCAAGTGCAACCTGACCAGTCGTATCCGTTTCATCCCAGAATGCCGTAACAGAGCCGTTCCATGAGGTGATTGCGGTCACGTTATATGTTTTTGCCGTATCGGCAAGAGTGGTATCTTCGGCATATTCAGCCGTAGAGGTAAAAGAAAAGCCAGTCACCTCTGCAACCGTATTTGCACCTACCTTGACCAAGCCTTCAGATCCATGATGATTTGCCATGTTTTTACTCCTTACGAAATAATAGTTCCTGCGTTCGTCTCCGCAGTCCGGTATGACACGCGGAACTGCAACCTTGCCGACCCGATAGGCGCATCGCCACTCGAGTCCAGCGTTATCTGCGTGTCTAGCAACACGCAATCCTTAACAATGCCACCAAGCGTATTATTTGCTCCGATAGCATTTTCGACGGCCTCACAAAGATCGTCGAGCCGATCATCTAAAGTGCTCACATCACGCGCGAGACACTCAATAACTAAAGTCATCTCTCGCTCAAACTTGCGAGGATAGGTCAGCGTTGTTTGAGGTATAGATTCCGTGTTCGTATAGATCAGAACAACAGAATCACTCTTTGCCGCAATAGGCCATACGCGAGACTTCGATATCGTCGTCGCTACCGCGGCATTGGTAAGCGTCGTAACGACTGCATTGCGAACTTGCTCTCTTGCGTGTGCCATTATGCCTTCGCCTCTAATCGCAATCGGGTCATGCCGGTTCCGTCGTTCTCGATATTGCGAACCGTATATACATCCTCGGCTATATAAAGCAGATCGCCTATTGCAGCGCGACAAGGTAGAGAGGAGGTAGGAAAGTGGAAAACAGGCTCCGTGCTAGCGAACTCAACGTCAGCAATATTTACGCCCTGATAGTCAGAGTCGAAAATACCCTGCACCGAATATCGCTTATTGGCGCTTTTATAGATCGCACCTACGCCCCAATCAGTAGCAGCGCACATAGAGATTCGGTCAGATATGCTTTCAACCGGCATAAGTCACGCTCCACATTTCGCTCGTTGAGGTCACCCCGACGTGCTTGACCTTGCCCGAAAAAGTCTCTCGGAATAACCGCTCCCATTCCGAATAGGGTCTAGCAGACGGATGTAGGTTCACCCCGTCCCAATAAGTCGGATAATCTGCAGCAGCAATGATGATCGTGCCCTTGCAGACTCGTTCTAGTTCCTTAAGCCCCGGGACAATATCTGGCTCTAGGATGTGCTCGATAACGTCGATACAGGTCACAACGTCGAAGGTCTTATCTGGAAAAGGCAGGTCGGTAATGACCGCCTGATCTACCCCGAAGCCACAGAGTTCTGGAACGGCCTCAGTGCCTCTGACCGGCGTAAAGCCCATATCAGCGGCTGCTTGCATTAACTCACCCCTGCCGCAAGACACATCGAGAAATGACCCTATAAGGCCTCTCAGCGCGTTTCGCACAGGGTCTAGGCGGTCTTTGTGCATCCTGTAGTCAGGATAACGACCGTAAACCCCTCTGTACTTCTCAATCTCCTTTTCGCGGTCGTCCACGTTTTGGCGGCTCCGGTTGGAAGAAAGACGGGCGATGATACTCTATCGCCATACCGCGACCAACGAGCCACTTGCCGAAGGTCGGATCTACTTCGACCACACGACCGCGCTCGAGCGTTTGCCCGTTGTAAAGACGGGAGCGAATCATCTCGACTTTCATAAGCCTTTAAATACCTGTGTGAGACAACCTGAAGCGACTTTGACTTTTTCGGGCTCTTTCATGTAGTCCCGAACCTTGACCCACGCCTGAATGTTAGAGATGCCATCCTCGACTCGTAGGTCGCCTAATTTGCTATGCCAGTACCGGCGATTGGTCATGTAGTTATCACAGCCGCAGACATAGATTTCCTCGAAACCGAGGTATTCAGCAATCCATACCGCTGTGCCGCCAGAGAATCCGAAGTCGGGGCAGATACCCGACCAAATATCGCAAGCATCTTTGTGATGCGAGATCACTGGCGCATGACCTGTAAGGATTGGGAAAAGTTCCCGATCCTGATAAACGATGTAATCGAGAGAGAGCAGGAGGGCATGTTGATTGACTCCAATCTTCATGCCCCCCTGCATCATCAAAGGCCGCACCGCTTTGATATCTTCGATCAAAGAGGGGCCGCCACCGAGGACAGCGCAACGCTCTCCCCGATGACGACCCTGATATGCGGCTAGATCAATCACGTTAGGCCGTAATGATCTCGTTGCACTCGGCGAACGACTCGGGGTGACGGACGGCGAAGTCGCAATCGTGGAACGCCACGACGCGAACCGTACCGGCATTGCTGCCCGTGTACTGATCGACGAGGATATCGATGCCCGACCACTGACCGATCAACAGATCGCTCCACACGCCGAACATCATCGCCGACAAGTTCGAACCCGAACCCTTCGACAGATTGCTCGGAACCTGCTGCGACACCACAATCGGGTAGCCGTAGAGGTTGTTCATGTCCGGTCCGAGAATAAAATTGCCTTCCACGCCCGAAGTCTGTTTCGAGGTAGAGGACAACTTCGCCTTCACCTGACCGTTGGTCAAGAAGGCCGCAGAGCCGGTGAGCGCATTGTCGATCTCGACTTCGCGCACGAGACCAACGACCATCGCCCACGTCGGAGCCGCACCGTTCGTGCCAAGCGTGACCGAACCGATACCGGAGGTGTTCAACACACCCGTCGGCTTGTTCGAGCCAGAACCGGCAATTGCGGCACCGTCCATCGCAACAGCAATCGAGGTCGCCAAGTCATTGCGGACGAGATTCTCGATATCGAGCGATGACTGAAGAACCAAGCGACGGCTAATATCCACGTACGCGCCGAGCGTTTTCGGCGACATCGTGATCTGATCAAAAGCCGGAGCATTGGTGCTCTCCGTCGGGGCGCTGTTCTCGGCGACCCAGTAGGCCGAAGAGGCAGAGGTCTTGCGCGGAATCGCAACGTTACCGTTCAAGCCCGTCAGGAACTGCGCGCCAAGGGTGTTGAGCACCATCTTGTTACGCAGAACGTCGATGAACGACGAAGCAAGCAGGTCGGTCGCAACGAGGTTGCCGGCCTTAGCCGTACCCGAAGCAGTCGAGGTGGTCAGATCGCGCTTTCCGTAGAGAACGTCAACCGGGACCAACAAGCCACGCGAGGTGCGGCCTTCCTTCTTCGCAGCGGCCTCGGAAACCTCAAACTCGAACGCCGCCTCTTCCTGAGCGCGACGATCTTGCGGGTTGGCGAGAGCCTTAATCGCACGAACGAACGAGAACGAACGGACTTCCTTATCCGTCAAGCCGACTTCGAAGTCAACGTTCAGCGGCTTAGAAGCCACCTTGTCGAGCAACGCGCCACGGAACTGCTCAATCGAGGCACCGTCGCGGATAGCCGACTCGCCGAACTCACGCTGATTGTGACGCGAGGCGAGGTCCATAATGGCCGCAACGCGAGCGCGCTCGGCTTTTGCTGCGTCCTCACGGACGCTGGTGATATCGTCAGACATAGTAGTCTCCTTAACAATGATTTTTGGTTCGGCCACAGGCGCAGAATTGATCGCACGACCAACCCCTACGCTTGTATCAGCCGGTATGCTAACTATCGAAATTTCGAGCGGCATCCAACGAGTCGCGCGGTAGACCTCCCGGTCACCTTGCTTTCCGTCCGAAACCATCTCGCTGATAACGTAGCCGACAGACACGTTTGACCGAATCCCGTCTTTTACGTCCTGCCAGATTTCCTCGGCTCGCGCGCTCTTTCCAAAGCGAACGACGGCGCGTGCTACGCGATCCGTTCCGAGGCTAATCTGCTCCACTACTCCGACCTGATCGGTCATTTCGTGATCCACTAACAACGGCGCACGACCGCTGCCAATAAATTCCATGTCGATAGAGCCGGGAGAATGGTCAAGGATTTCCATGCCCCATCCCCGATCTACCGACATTTCGCTCGAGAAGGCCAACGTCGCACGACGCTGATCTTCCATGATAGAGGCTCGCTCGAAAATAGCCGAGCGGAACACGCGCTCCGTCGGGCCTTTTCGTTTAGCGGGGCCAGCGTAGCCTTCTTCCCAAGGCTCTTTGCCAGAAGCATCAAGAGGTCGCTCACCTTCTCCGAGCATCTCCTCGCCATCCTCCATCGCCATCTCTGCGAGTTCTTCGGCGGTCTCTTCGTAATCCTCGATCATCTCGTCGGATTCCTCAGACTCGTCCATATCATACTCGGACTTGGCGAAAGTCACGGTGACCGTAGCCTCATCCTCTACGACTGCGACAACGTGCCGCGTTTCTACCTTGTCCATAGTTCTCTCCTCATCTTCTCGATCCAGTTCCGCACTTTTGCGGTTAGCCCAACTTTGGCCGGGATCGCCGCCCCAGAGTGCCCACGCGATGCGTCCCGCACTTGGATAGCCTTCTTCGCCCGGACGGAAACCTTCGGCTTTTTTGTCAACTTCGTGTCTTGCAAAGTAACTCACCATCCTTCGGATTGTTTCGGGCGAGAGATTCGCGCGATTCTTAATATCCCGAGCACGAGCAACGCCGACTTCTGTGCCGCCGCGTCCGAACTCTTCGCGCCACTCTAATCCGCGAGTGGCTTCTGCTGCCATTGCATCAGTCGGTTTCGTGTCTACTGCCATCGTTCTCTCCCAGATACCATTTTAGGTTATCTGCTAAACGTTGATCGTCGGGCGATGCAACGACAGCCAGTTTACCCTGCACAATCGCAGTTTCTTTCAATCCCAGATGCCATGCCGAGATAGCCGCTAGGTCGTGCGGCCAGTGGCCCCATACCGCCGGGTCGCACGTATAAACGAGCGCACGATCCTTAATCGACAGCGCCCGCATCGACGCCGCGTAGCACTCGGCCCACCTTTTTTGCCGGTAGTACAGCATCGCCAATTCGCACCACGGTTCGCGTGTATTCGGCGCTTCCGCTCCCGCTTTTAATAAGTACCCTTCGGCTTGCGCGTAATCGTTTAACTCGGCGTGCGACTTGCCAAGTAAGCGGTACGCGTAACAGCGTTCGTTCGGCCACGTCGCTTGCGGCATGGCTAGATACTTATTCAAAGCGGCTATTGCTTCGTGCCACTTCTGATAGAAGGTTAGTTCGCGTGCGTAATAAAACGCATTGCGCGGACAGTGCGGGTCTTCCTTTACCGATACCGCTAACAAATCTAAATACTGTCCACGACTCTTCGTCGGGTCCGGGTGATGACTCACCAACAGTTTGTCAGTCTGCGCCCACACTTCCGTTATACGGCCATCCGGCACGGGGTATTCGTGACACGGGTGATGCCACAAGTACCCGTGTCGGGCGTGGATTTTTTCGTACAGAAATTTAATCCCGCAACCCCAATCGAAGTAATACCGCAGTCGGGTTGTGCCTTCCGTCCAGACGCGCTCGATTTCTTCGCGCCAGCCCGGTTCCAATACTTCGTCAAGGTCGAGCGAAATACAAACGTCTACGTCACGCGGCAACAATGCCAGCGCCGCATTTCTAGCCGTATCAAATCGCCACGGCGTAATGCAAATATCGTGGACTATCGCGCCACATTCGGCGGCTATAACAGCCGTGTCGTCCGTACTGCCCGTGTCGGCAATCATGATTAAATCGGCGTCTTTTGCGGATTCGCAAAATCGCTTAACAAAATGCGCTTCGTTCTTGCTGATTGCGTAAACGGCAATTTTCATGTGAATTAAAAATTATGGGTATGCGGAATATTGATAGATGCGGTCGGAATTACTACCAACAACATAAAAATTATCGCCACCAGGACTAAAACACAACCCTGTTGGGGCTGACTCTTCTCGATATACATAATACTTTATGTAATCAATCGGTGACGCTGTTGAAACATCCCAATTTGTAGACAATGAAAACTGATATACAAATTTATAAAGGTTGCCAAGGACAAACATCGTAGATCCGTCACTCGATAGTGCAATCGCAGCGCCGGTATTATCTACCGGATTTGTGCTGGTGGAAAAATTATATGTTTTAACTAGAGTGCCAGATGAAACTACCCACGGCGTACTTAATGCATATTGGTACACTACGGTAGTGGATACATAATACAAATTTGCCCCATCAGCACCTATACAAAATCCATTCGGATTTAACTCTGACGCAGCAACGGACAAAGAAATATTATCGTATGACGCCGTTGAAATATCCCATGCTGTCGATAACGAATATTGATAAATCCTATCGTTAGTCTGCCCGCAAACATAAACTTTTGTTCCATCTGATTTAAAAAATAAATCTGTTGGCGCTATATCTTGCCCTGCTACCGAAAAGGTTTTACTAGCATATGATCCTGTTGCAATCTCGAACGGAGTTGATAACGTGTATTGATAAATCGCATCACTACCCGATCCGATCATATATGCTTTTGTTCCATCTGCGCTAATCTGACAGCCTTGTGGTATTCCGTCTTGCGCCGAGACTGAAAGCGAACCAACGAAACCGACGCCCTGATTAAGACTCCACGCAGACGGCAAATAATACTGACGTATAACGTCATTACTTGCATCCGTCCAATACAAATTTTTTCCATCATCGGTTACATACACAGATGATGGAGACGTCATAGTCTCGGCAGTTAAATATTCTCCGTTATAACTCGCGGTTGTTAAATCCCACGCCGTACTTAAATCATAAGAAAATATCGCGTTATTGCTTATAGATCCAACAAAAATTTTAGTTCCTGATGGATGTGCATAAAGACCGCCCGGATTTCCGGTTTGCGTTGATACTGAAAGAAAAGTATTTGAGTATGTTGCAGTGGATATATTCCATGCGTTCGATATAGTATATTTATAAACCCGAAGATTTTGGAAACCAAGAATCAATAAAATTGTTCCTGATGAATTAATAAAGAAATCTGAAACCGTAGTATCTTGCGCTGAAGCGCTCATAAACGAATTATCATAAGATGCGGTTGACACAACCCAAGGCGTCGATAATGTATATGAATAAACCCTATCCAAACCAGATCCTGAAACAAACATTTTTACCCCATCTGACCTGAACCATACTCCGGTTGGCGATGTATCCTGAGAAATTAAAAATGAGACGCTATCAAATGTCGCCGTTGAAAGGTCGTATGGAGTTGATAACGTATATTGACGCACGTTATCAGAGCCACTGCCGACCATATACATTTTTGTTCCGTCTGGTTTCAGAAATAAACCATGCGGGACCGTATCTTGACCGGCAACCCCAAGCGATCGAAAAGTCGGTTGTGGTTGTACATTGAATAGATTTTTTAGGGTAAATGTGTTCGCAAAAACTTGAAACTGACCATACAACACATTTACGGCGCGTTCTGCAAACGAAAACATACCTTGCGATTTTCTCGTGCTCGGCTCATTGCTTGCGCCAATAATGCCGCCGTTCAATCTCATGAAATCACCTCGTAACTGCAAACCGCCTGAACCGACGATGTGGCACTGGCTACGATTTGCAGATCGTCGCCTTCATTAAGGTAAATTGGCGCATCTTTGCCAAATACAGCGAATGAAGAATTAGCCGGTACGCTCACGGCGTTAATTAGCACATAGTTTGTACTGCTGCGAACAATACGCACCGAAACTGTAACGGCACTTGATACGATATTTGCAAACGTCAAATTGGTAATTTTTACCAATGTCCCGCTCGAAGATGCGTTCGCTACAAAACTAGCGTATGACGTGGTAACGCTTGCCAATGCCGTATTGCCATACAGCCCGGCCATATTTCGAATGTTTGGGTTTGCCATAGTGTTTCCTTAAATGCTGTTGAAATACGATAGCGCAAACGCATGATTGACGGCATCCGTAGTGCTACCGCCACCGCCGCCATCCTGCCAACTTGGAGCGGAACCACTGCCGTTGCTAGTCAGCACTTGACCGGATGTGCCGTAGTTAGCGCCGCCGATACCTAGTTGTCCAGCCGAACCGATGCGGAAGCGTTCGGTGGCGCTAGTGCTGAAAATCGTCGCCAACGCTTGGGTTTGATTGATGATGGCGTTGCCAGCCGTATCGACACCGAAGTAGGTACCGTTCAGGCCGGTGTTGCTGTTGCCAGCAGCCATAACAGTCTGCGTGGAGCCAGAGCGGTAAATGTTCAGGGCTTGGGTCGGGGCGTTGCCTTCCGTTATGCCAAGACCCGTGGAAGTGAGGCGTGCG